ATCAAAACCTTACTATCACGGTGTAGGTTTTCTTGTTCAGCTCTTTCTGTTTCTATTTCTTGTAAAAGTCTTTGATATTTTCGGTTCATACTTCATCTTGTAATAATGGTTCATTTGAAAGTGTTACATCGTCAATTCTTGCCTCATCTAACTGTTGATATTTCATAATCACTTTATCAGCAATTTCATCATATACCATATCGTATAATTCAGGATCACTCATAATCTTTTCAACAAATTCTTTCGATTGAAATTTGATAATTTCTCCCGTTTTTTTATTTGTCCATGAATACCATGCACCTGATTGAGATACAAGATTGTATTCCTTCATGGTTGTTAGCCATGATGAATAATCATCAATACCACTATCAAAATAAACTTCATATTCACATTCACGAAGCGGTGGACCAACTCGGTTCTTAACTAACTTTGCCTTAACTCTTGAACCAACTATTTCATCACGACCTTCTCTCTTTGCCTTAATGGCACCGATTGAAGACAGACGAAGACGAACAGAGGCATGGAAAGGAATACCTTTACCACCAGGTGTTGTCCATGGATCAGAAAATGCCGGAGCATTAAGTTTCTGACGAAGTTGGTTTGTAATAATCAAACAAATACGCTCTCTACCGATAAGATTTGTAATCTTTCTCATTGCCTTTGAAATGATAAGTGCCTTTGCAGTTGCATAACCATCCTTATCAAAATCTGCAGCCATTTCTGTTTTAGTGGATGCACCGGCTATCGAATCAATTACAATAGTTACCAATCTATCTTTATCGGATGAACGAACTTTGTCAATGATAACATCAACAGTTTCAAAAATATCTTCTACGGTTTCCAACGGAATGTATAACATATCTTTTAAGTTCAAACCGATTGCAGTTAGATATTCGGTAGCAATAGCATTCTCGGTATCAATATAAACTGCAAGACCACCTTTCTTTTGTGTGTTTAGAAGGGCATGGGCTGCCAATAGAGATTTACCAGATTGTTCGAGACCTGTTATTTCAGATACACGACCAACAGGAAAACCACCATACTTACGATTGGAAATGGCCAAGTCCAACATGGTTGAGCCAGTTCCTACCCATTCTTTTACTATCGTAGGTGCATCACTATCACCTTCAAGAAAGTAAGCGGTCTTAATGTTTTGAGCTTTGAATTGTTTGTTTATAGTTTCGGCAATGACTCCACCGAGTTCATCGGATAAATCACTTTTTGATTTTGCCATAAAACACCCTTAATTAAAATAAATCATCAAATGTAACACCAATATCATCAGTAGATGATGTGGGTTTCTCACTCTTTTCTTGTTTGTAATTCAAGTCAGCTGCAGGTTCTTCTTGTGAAGAAGCACCCATCCAAGTTTGTAATTGAATCTTCAAATCATCGTAAGATGGTTCTGGATACAATTCTGTAATCTGTGGTTGTGTCTTAATCTTTTCAAGAACATCTTGTGATTCTGTAATAGGTGTTTCTTTTGGTTTAACACGGATAGTTGTTTCTGCATAAGTTTTACCAGCTTCTTCCGGTGACTTAACGGTAACAACAATGTCACGACCAGATTTAGGATCAGACAAATCACCATAATCAGGATCAACAAAGAAGGCAAGTAGTTCTTCATAGACTTGTTTACCAAATCCCCAAAACTTAACACCTTCATTTTCTTGACCACGAATGATAACTGGCGCATAAACTCTCATTTTTGGTTCAAGTTTTCTACCCATTACCCAATCCTCTTTATCGCCAGTTTGTTTTAATTTTTCAGCAAACTCAACGATTGGATCAGGGCGACCAAATGATACAGGTGACAGAATAGAACGTTTACCGATATTGTAATGGAAATACAATTCGATGAAAGGATTTTCTCTGTTGTGGATGTAAGGGACAATACGAATTTGGGTTTCACCCGGATCGGGTTTCCAAATGTTTGATGTGCGATTGTTTGTGTTTTTCAAAGAGTTCAAACGGCTCTTGATTGCATCGAGGTTAATACCCATGATGTTTCTCCAAATGTGTAATGAATAATGATTAACTGTTACTAAAAGAATGTTAGTTCTAATAGGACAATACTAATATAATGATTTAATGTTTAATAAGCAAGCAATTTTTTATTTTTTTGGTTGTTATCAACGATAACGGTTTGAAATCAAATTTGTTCTGATAATTTCCTTTATTTTCTTCCGAAGTTTATTTTTTAATCTTTCATTTACTTTAACTTCTGTCTTTGGTTCTTCTTCTTCCTTTTCTTGCTTTTCTTCTGGTTCCGATTGTTCTTCTTCTGAAACCATATTTTGTTCCAATTCTTCATCTATCTTCTTGGAAATTTTTTCCGATACACCATTCAATTCTTCGAGCATAGATTCCAGTATTTCGGTATCTTCTTCTGTTAATTTTCTTTTGATGAAAATACTGATTTTACGAATCATTGTTTGTATATCCGATTCGTGTTGTTCTTTTTCAGATTCCGTGAATGATTGCGATTTCAGTTTTGCCAAACCTTTGAATAAAACAATTAACGATGGGTTTGTAGAAAATCTTGAACCTATAGCAGCAAAAATATCTTTTGATTTTGAATAATCTTTTGAATCAAGTATCAATCGAAACCAACCACGAATAACGTCTGGTGTTTCAGATGGAAACATTATATTCAAATATCCTTTCTTTGCATTTGTTGAAGCATCGGCATCAACAAAAACAATATAACTCAAAGGACTTATCGCAGATTCTGCTATTGATTCATTTATTTTTTTCTTTTTACGATTCATTTGGTTCTCACGGAATTAGTGTTATTTTTCCAGAATTTTGAATCAAATATAAACTTATACTTGTTTCCTTGTTAAAAAAATGCAGTTTGCCACCCATAGGTTTTTTATATGAATATCCTATATTTTTAAGGGCATCGACTATCTCGTTTTCCTTATACATACCAGCATCTATTGTATTGTCTGGCATCATAGTAATATCAGATATTTTCTTTTTTAGCTCTGTAAATATAGCATCAAACCCACTACCTTCGTTGATTGTGGATTTTTTTTCTAATATCTTCTTGACAACTCTTTCGGCGATGTCATCTACTATTTCTTTGAACAAATCTTTTTTCATCTAATAATCACCTAATACTACATAATAAATATCAAAAAGTATGAACTTTAACCAAAAATATCTTCACTACTCTGAATCCCTCTTTGTTCTTCAATAGGGCACAATTTTTATACCGTTCCCACTCAATCGGATATTTCTTGTCCAATATACCGTTATTCAAATTCATTATCAATTCATTGAGAGCATTTATAGTATAAATTGTATTGGTTTCTCGTTTTTGATGAACCATTATAGAGTTCGGCAAAAACTTTTTGTAGGAATCCATTATCACATTATAGGTTAATATACTATCTTCTTTCAATTCAAACGACTTGAAAATGAAAATCTTGTTGTTCAGTATAGAAAAATTGTTTTGTATTTCATTTATTTTTGAGTCAATTTCATATTTTTTCGTGAATGTGCATACAAGTTGTGTCTTCAATAATTCTCTCTCATTATTTATCAAATTTTGAATTGCCTGGTCCATCTGGATACTTAAAGGCCATCATAACATGAAATAGTAATTCTTCATTTTTTATGTAATTTGATAAAATATCTTTCAAACATGCAATATGTTCTTCATTGCTTTCATCAAATCTATCAGTTTTCAATTTGTTAAAAACTTCATATGTAATTTTATTAAAATCCATTTAACACCATAACTTAAAAAATAATCATACATAATATAAATATCATCTTAAATTTGAATAATGTGTCCAAAATCATCGCCTACATAAATTTTTACTGACATATTATCAGTCTCGAAAGCACTATGAAGAACATCTATCAAATCCATTTCATCTGGATGAATATCGAAAATAAAAGCATCGTATAGATACATCATAAATACAGATTTCTTATCCTTTAAGTGAGGAAGAATCGTTTTTATCTTACGGACATTGTATTCAGTTTCCAATGATTGTAAGACATAATTAAATACTTTATTAGGTGTTGCATCTTGTATATCACGAAATATCTTTTCATAAAACCAAGACTTTACCATACCATCTGTTTGATACTGTTCATACATTGTGTCAATCATCGCTTGAACGGTTTGAAAAAAAGGATGTCCCATAAATTCAGGAGTTATTGTTCCATAAATGTTTTGAAACACCTTACCTTTGAATTGGTCATAATCCATATCAATTCCTAATTCATCACGTATCTGTTCGTATGGATGATAGTCGAAGTGATAATCCAATATCTTTGCCAATAACTTTATATGAAAGGCATCATAATCAAATTGAACAATTTTACCACCGTCAAACCTTGAACGGATTTTATCACGAGTTCCGTCTTTTTTATTCAAAGCAGAAAAATTAAATCCACCCCAAGCATTGCTTGGTCTGCCAGTTGCGGTATACCACATATAGTTTTGTTTCTTTATTTCGTCACCAACAACGATATGATTTTTTTCTATCTCATGGAATACTTCTATGAAATCATTACAATAATTCACACATTTTTCTTTTTTGAACTCGAATGGTTTTAATCTCAATACATATTTTGCAATACCTCTTGCCCATTCTAATTGATTTGTCAATGGAATGACATGACCTAAATCTTCTATCTTGTAAAACTTATTGGAAATATATTCCATACCTTTCGGATAAAATTCTTGTGGATTGATAGTTGTTGTTGCATAATAATGTAGGTATGAGTTTATATCAAACCCATCGTTAAAATTATTATTCACCAATGCTTTTTTGTTAAACACAAGAGATTTGGGGTGCAATTTTATTTCTTGCAGAGTTATATCAGTATCAATTTCATCTGGATGAGTAAAATTGATATATCGTTCTTCACCATTTTCAAATGATAAGTGAAGACCTACGATAGCAACTTCTGATTGGTGTTTGTTGGCATTACTTATGATTGGCACGCAAATGCAAGGTTTGTCTTGGAACATAGTAAAAATTATCTTGATGATACATGAAACCAAAGATAACTATTTTCTATGTAATTAGCAAATAAAATTTTAATACAGCTCATCACCATCTAAAATTAGTTTCACGCCATTTATTACTGGCTTGAAAGATATATTGTTTGCATTTGATTCACTTTGCATTGTTTGACCAAACTCACCATCTCTGAATGATGGTTGTCTAACTGAATCATCTTCTTCTAGAATGTTTGGTAATTCTGGCACAATTATCTTTGAAGCAACCGGTTCCGGTTGAACAACGCTTCTATTTATTATCGTTTGATTTTTTATTGAAGATGGAATTTCATTTTCATATACAGTTAATTCTCTTGGGTTTTGAACAAGTTGTCTTAATAAACGATACTTTCTTGAAAATCTATCGATTATTCTCAAATTAGTGTCAATGACACCTGGCATTATTAAAATATCGCCATTGTAAATATCATATTCTGGACCGTCCACTTTCCATGGAATTATTATTACTTCATATAAAAA